TATTAAACTCTTCGCTCAACATATCTTTTGCGAGTTTTACCAACTCTAGTCTAATTTCATAAGGTGTCATAGTCATTTTCATCTCCTTTGTGTGTTGTGTGTGTTATGACAAATGGTGCGTTTATTCTGTTTCCAAGAAAACCCACCGAAAACTCAGGTAATCTATGACTGCAATTAAGCAGCTAGAGCCATTTCGTAGTAATCGTCATTTGCGTTTACTAGTTTTGCGCTGATTAAGTCAGTCGCCTCACTGGTAGCCTTTGGGTTATTACTTGCCCCGTCGAAGCCATTTCTTCCCCGTCAGATAGCCACCACGTACATTGCAGCAGAGGTGATGGGCATTTGGTGGAGAAGGTGGGAGTCGAACCCACGTCCGAAACACCTTTAATCAAAAGTTCACTACCATTGGATAGGTATTTATTACCGTAAAACTTCAACTTCTGCTTCAGTCTCAATCCAAACCCTCGCCCCACATGATAGTGGTTTCTTTGGCGAGTATACAACCTTACTCTCACCCTTGATTGCAATTTCTCTAGCATAGGTGTTACCCTTGTAGGTCTTAATTGAAATCACAGGATCATCTTCTTCGTTCTTTTTATTCGAACGAATTACATGTTGGTTGACGTGAATGAACTTCTTCATTAAAATGGTACGGTGTCATCTTCACCCTTCAGCCACTTCAAAATGGTATCAGGTGAAGTTTCGCCATATGGATCAGTTGGGCAATTGTTTTGCTTGCCTGGCTCGATAAACCACTTTTCAATGAGACCATTGTTGACAACGGCAGCATAGCGCCATGAACGGCGACCGAAACCAAGGTTGTCTTTTGAAACAAGCATGTCCATGCCAAGGGTGAAATCGCCAGAACCGTCAGGAATGACCTTGACCTTTTGAATATTTTGAGCCTTTGCCCAAGCATTCATTACAAAGGAATCATTGACTGATACACAGTAAATTTCATCGATGCCCGCAGCCTTGAATTCATCGAACTTTTCTTCAAAACCTGGCAACTGATAAGTTGAGCAGGTAGGGGTGAATGCTCCAGGAAGCGAGAAAAGAACTACCCTCTTTCCAGAAAAGTAATCAAATGATGTAACTTCCTGCCAGCGGTATGGGTTTGGTCCGCCAACTGATTCATCGCGGACACGAGTTTGAAAAACCACGGATGGAACAGTTTTTGGTCTATAGTCATAAGAATCAAAGTCATCAAGCGAACTCATTTTGATCTTTCTCCATAAGAATTTTGTCATAGATTTCCTTCCAATTTTTGACCAACGGGATCAGGTTATCAATATAATGCATATTGTGTTCATGTTCCATTAGGATTGAATTCAACCCCAAGTTGGAACCAACAACCGCATTTTCAATTTTGTCTTCAATCCAATATAAGCCTGAACCACGGTAAGGTTCAAGTGCCTCATCTTTGTCAGCGCCAGTGTCAAGACAAATCACTGACTCCATAGCACTACCAAACAACTTGATCAAGTTCTTTTCACGAAGTGTTTTGGCATAAGGGTCAAGACTCAGCGAAGTGATCACTCGGAAAACGTAACCGTGTTCCTCGTGAAGTTTCTTCACATAGTGCATCGCATAACGGTGCGGTGGCAAAAACCCAATTGCGGCAGACTCATTGAACTGGCGAACTAGTTTTTTCGAGTTGTCGATACCGTAGCGTTGTCCAATGTTGTAGGCACTAGTGTCAACAACCTTGTAACCATGAGTTTCCATCCAACATTCGAATGCAAACTCCCAATTGAGGAGGACACCATCACAATCTGTCAATATCAATTTACTATTCATGTTAGTTATATTACTATAACGTAGAAATAAAGTCAAGCCTCAAACACCCTGTTGTGAGTGTCAGTGCATCGGACAAATTTTACTCTGTTTTTAAAATCGGAAAGTTTGGCTGCACCTACGTAAGTGCAGGCGCTCCTCAACCCTCCGAGCAAGTCAGTGATTGTGACTGAAACTGGTCCGCGATATTTAATCTTGACCTGCCTACCTTCACTTGAGCGATAGTTTGCAACACCGCCATTGTACAAGTCCATTGCTGCCTTTGAACTCATACCGTAAAAGTCAACCAACGTTTCTTCGGTTGCATCGGGAGGTAAACCCTCCTTGTGACCCGCCAACATGCCACCAAGCATTACAAAGTCAGCCCCAGCGCCAAACGCTTTGGCAACGTCTCCAGGACAGGTGCAACCGCCATCAGCAATAACATGCGCTCCCAATAAATGCGCTCGATGGGCGCATTCAGCAACGGCTGACAATTGGGGATAACCAACACCAGTTTGAATTCTAGTGGTGCAAACGCTTCCAGGACCAATTCCAACCTTTACAATATCAACCCCAGCATGAACAAGTTCAATGGTCATATCAGCAGTGACAACATTGCCCGCAATGATAGTGGTCACTGGAAATTCTGAACGTAATATCTTTACTGTATTCAAAAAAGAATCAGTGTAGCCATTAGCAACATCAAGGCAAATGTAATCTGGGGTGGCTGCTCGAAAAACTTGAGTCAACTTCCTCAAGTCGTCATCACTGACCCCAGTTGATATAGCAACGTTGTTTGGCTTTTTGCTGAAAAACTTTATCAACTCTTCAAGTTTGTAATGCTTGACTAGGCAGGTAAACAAATTTTGTTTACTCAATTCTTCAGCCATAGCAAATGTTCCGACGCCATCCATGTTTGCCGCCATGATTGGCACACCATTAAAATTTCGTCTGGAATGTTTGAAAATGTAGTTTACATTCAGGTCAACATCTGCTCTTGATTTGAGCGTTGACCGAGCAGGTACAATGAGGACATCGCTATAATTCAATTTCAATTCTTCAAATACAAACATAATGACCTCAAAAAAAGATTCGGTTTATCTTGCTGGTGCGCAGCCAGTTTGATCCTAACAAAACTACCATCGCTATGCGACAACTCTACACCGAAAGGTTGAGCGGTAGGTTTTTATTTAGTTACGCTGCCTCGGCAAACTCAACTGCAGTCTCAAGGGCAGTGGTCTTGAGCGTACGGTTCTGACCGAACCAAGCACTGCGAAGTCGCGCATCAGTGGTGCGACCAATCACGTGGTCAGTCATGAAGGTGACCGCATTGAACGCTTGCCACCAAGAACCCTCGGCAAAGTTCGCTCCTGGCTGCTGATGAACGATGTCCATAGCAATCTTTGCGTTCTTGCTGACTTCCTTCTTGCTGTTGGCGTTGCCAAGCACAGGGAAAACTCGGTTGAAGTACTGACCAAGCGACTCGTTGTTGTATCGCTTGCTGCCCAAAAACGCAGCCATTTCCTTGTAGTACTCGAGTTTTTCACGAGCAATACCAAGGGTCTGCTTAACCGAGTCGCCATCAAACTGACGACGGTGAGAGACTTTGATCATCTGTGAGGCAGTTGAGTTGATTGCTACGGTCAGGGTGTTGTTGCAGACAACTCGAATCGGAGTGAACCGAATATCAATTGACTGACCATAGGCATGAGGGTTGGTGAACAAAAGGTAACTATCAACCTTGTCACCGCCAAACAACTCAAAACTCTCATTGACCTTGGCCAATGCCCAAACGATACGACCGTCACCAAGTGAACCAGCGGTATGCATTTCCATATCGCCAGCAGCAACGAAATCGTTGAAGAATTCAAACGCTTCGCGGTTCTGGCAGGGCTTCCAGTCATTGGTGATCACGTCTAGCACCTTGTTGTCGCGACTGCGGACAAGTGCCGAGCGATTGATATCCGTTTGTACACCGTTGATATTAACAAAGGCAGGGATGGGGGTAACTTCCCAGTCCAACTTTGCCGCCACAAGCATTTGCTCGGGCGAAACGTCATTGGGGAGTTTTACGCCAAGACCATGCCAAGGTGTCTCGCCAGTGTAAGCCATGTGGGCAAAACCATCAACTACTTCAATCATATGTGCCATAATATATTACTCCAAAGTCACAAGTTGCTTTTCAATTTCAGAAATACGTCGTTCGATTTCTGCGTTGTCTTGCTCGCTCAGTTCACCACGAACCTCGCATAACATGATCAATTCTTCCATCAATGTATTTTTATTCATAATGATTAAAATACCTGTGTCACTTTAATTTTTTCAGCATTAGGGAAATTTGATGTCGCTTCCCTTGTAAAACGCTCATGGGCTACGTAACTGTCACCACGATATTCCTTGAAGTAGAAAATAGTCGCAGGACCAACATCACCTTTGAACCAAATCTCAATAAACACTTTAGACATAAAGCGGATTCACCTTACCAGAAAGATAACCATACCGCACACCAAGGATGTATTCAAGATACTCATTGGAGCCGCCTGTATCATGCGCATCGTGCAGGTAGCGAATCGCATCTTCACGAGTGCAATTAGCGATATTAATCATACGCTCAAAATGCTTTTCAAGAGTAGCCTCAGCCTCAAGTTGCATTTTGCGTTCGTGTTCAACTTCAGACTCAACAGTTTTGAGGAGTGAATCCCACATTTCCTGTTTTTCGTCGCTAGTCGACTCATTCCAATGACGCCAAAACCCCTCGCCAGGACGCGAACCGTAGGCGTCTTTGTAGAGGTCAGAGATGATGTCTTCGTCGTAAGTGTATGTAGTGTTCATGTTATAGAGTATCGCTTATTTCAGAAATAAAGAAAAGTCTTTTTTTTTAAATTAAGCAGCGGCTCGCTTGAGCACTTCTTCGGCATGAAACACCGAGAAGTAAACAGGGATTTTCTTGCTGGCAACTTCGCCGTTTTCATCTTTGATGTTGTTGAAACGCACAAGTCGAGCAGCAGCCTTCAAACCCTTCATTTTTGCACCACTCATACCAGGCAACTTGATCGCTTGCTTGAAGGTTACAAATGAGTCGTTCTCATCAAACCCAAGAGCAAACAGAGTTTGTTCATTTTGACCAGTGTATTCGTAGTTCGTCACAAAGTTATACATTACAATTTTCCTTTCAATTACCTTAACCAATAGATACAGTATACGTTATTTCAGAAATAAAGAAAAGTCTTTTTTTAAAAACTTTTCGAAAATTTCACTGGCACGTTCGAAAGTGGTGTCATGAAGACGAACCTTCTTGCCAGTTGAACGGCAATCAATCTCATATTGATAATTGCCAACTTGCCAAAGTGTATACCGAATGTTGTCCAGACTATTACCGCTGGTGATGTAGTGTATTGTATTCATGTTATACAGTATACGTTATTTCAGAAATAAAGAAAAATTTTTTTTAAAAAATCACCTCAGCAAATGTTCGACGAACTGTTTGGCTGAAGTTTTCCAGCTGATATGTTCAACACTTTCTCGGACTGAATCTCTTTCCACATTTAATGCAACACAAACTGCGATACTGAGTTCTTTGTCTAAATACCCATTGATGTTGTTTTTGACTTGATCAACTGCTCCAGTTACAGGGTAAGCCGCAACAGGTGTTCCGCAAGCCATAGCCTCTAGCATAACGATACCGTAAGTGTCCACTTTACTTGGAAAAACTAAAACATCAGCCGATTGATAAAATTCCGCAAGTTGTTCACCAAATTTATACCCAACAAAAAATACATTTGGGTATTTTTTTCGAAGTTTATTTTTGTGTGGACCATCGCCCACAACAATTTTTTGAACTTCAACATACGGTGCTACGCAACCAGAAATATCTAATTCGCAAAAAGCATTTAGATTTTTCTCTTTGCTTACACGTCCAACATACAACAAAACAACTTTGTTGTCTTCATATTTTTTTTTGAACTTAAAATGTGAATCATAACCTTTGCCAAGAACAACTGAGTTCCATTTTGAATTTTCTTTTGCACTTGATTCGGAAGAACACATAACATATTTTGCATTTTTATGAAACCAATCAAAGTACCACTTGGTCCATGAAATAGGAACATTATATATCTCATTAAAGAATTCTGGAAATTTTGTATGGTATGCAGTTGTATACTCAATCCCGAGTTTATCAAAAACTCTTTTTGCTTGCAAGCCAAGAACACCTTCCGTAGCAATGTGATACTTGATATTATTGTTCATGCTCCGAAAAGTTTCTATCTCTTCAATCAATTCCATCATTTTGCTATAACTGCAAAATGGTAGTGCGATTTCTTTGTAAAATGGAAATTTAATATTACCGAACAATCCTGGATGAATGACGTCAACAGTCACCCATTCAGGTAAATTTGCAATGATGTTCTTATAAGTGGTTACAACACCATTTACTTGCGGTTCCCAAGCATCTGTGATGAGAACTATTTTCGTCCGAGCCATTCTACAATCTCCCATTTTCCATCATGGTGTTCAACTAATGCTGTGCAGGATTCAACCCAATCACCATCATTCATGTATTCAATACCATTGATTGTTTTGATTTCTGCTTTGTGTATGTGACCACAGATCACACCATCGGCTTTTTGCTTTTTGCAATAATCCGTAATTAGATCTTCGAAGTTGTTTACATACGAAACTGCTTCTTTCGTTTTGTTTTTGAGATACTGACTCAAACTCCAGTGCGGCATATCAAACCAGTTACGAACTTTACTCACAAGAACATTGAGGCGCAATAAAACATTATACAGCATATCACCAAGATGATAGAGCCATTGAAGTTTGGTTCTTAACACACCATCGAATAAGTCACCATGGATCACCATATAAGTTTTGCCGTTTATGCCTTCGTGGCGACATTGATTCACCAAATCAATATTGCCGAAATGAATATCAAATGGTAACAGATCACGAAATGCATCGTCGTGATTGCCAACAACATATGTGACTTTGGTATTGTTTTTTGCTGCTTTGAGAATTTTACGAATCACATCAGTGTGTGACTGTGGCCAATAGAATTTTCTTTTCAATCGCCATCCATCAATAATATCACCGACGAGATATAAATTTTCGCTTGAATTATTTTTCAAGAAATCGCATAGCAAATCGGCTTTACATCCTCTTGAGCCCAAATGGACATCAGAAATAAAAATTGATTTGTATTGCATTTAACGACCTCTACTGACGTTATATTTACAGCAGAGTCGCATCAAAAAGAATAATTTAATAAAAATTTAATTTTTAGATTTGTGATATGCTCGAACGAGCCCAGCAGATTTTTCGATGTAGTGTACAGGTGAATCTATAAAAATTTGCGGTTTGGTTTCTGATTCTATACAAATCGCAATAACGATTTTCTTAATTGGGATACCTGTCATTTCCCAAAACATATAGGAATAGAGTGACGCCTGTAGGAAGTAACTTTCAATCCAATCTTTTCTTTTTGTTTTATCAGATGTTTTGAAGTCAATCACCGCGATGTCATCTTCATATTCGGCGATCAAGTCAACACGACCAGCAACTTTAAGTTTGTTTGATACCAATGGTTTTTCGATACAATAGATGTTGTCAACTTTCGCATCAAGTGTTTCTTTGGCTTGAGCAAACAATGCCGTTGTGGTTGGCATTTCTTCTTCAAAATTTATATCCTCCCCCAGGAGGTATTTTTCACAAGCAAGGTGCAGGGCTGTGCCACGTGCTGCGGCGCGTCTTGAAATTTTGTTAGCCTCAGCCTCACCAATTCTTTTTCTCCACTCAAATAGAGAAGTTTTGTCAGTCATAGAGTCAAGCACGGTAGTAACTGAAGGGTATTGTTCGCCCTCCGTGGTTACATAATAACGTTTGCCATTACGTGTGACTGTGTTTAGGTCTGGGAAGTCAATCAGTTTATTTGTAAACTGTTTACGCTTGAAGACCGAGTTTTTCTCTTGCAATGATATATTCCTTAACAAGTTTTGATCTGACAATATCTTCCTCACGAAAATCAATATATTCAAAGTCAGATAATTTATTTACAATTTTGATAAAATCTCTTAAACCATTTCGTTCTTGATCTTTGGTTAAATCAGACTGACGAAAGTCTCCACAAAATAACACACGACAATTTTTACCAATACGCGTGATCACCGAATCAAGTTCATGAAATGTCATATTGTTAATTTCATCAACTATCACATAACAATCATTCAACGTTGTTCCACGAACAAATGAAGTGGACATAAATTCAATCGCACCTTTTTGCTTCAAGACTTCATATGCATCGCCACGTCTGTAAAGTTCAGTGCATATGGCGATGTAGGGTGCTTCATACACCTTTGTCTTTTCTTTTTGATTGCCAGGTAAAAACCCCATATCACGTGTTGGAACAACACTTCTGATTATGAAAATTTTGTTTTGTTTTCCTTCGCCTGACATCAACTCATTTAAAGCGAGGTACAATGAGACAAAAGTCTTTCCTGTTCCCGCCATGCCGTGAAGCATGAGGTGCTTGCCATCAGCAAATGCTTGAAACGTTTTGCGTTGATTTTCCGTTATTGGATGAACGTTTGCTAGTTTAAAATTTGGGGAGGTAAATATTGGTTTATCATTTTCATCAAGTTCATTGTTTTGTCGTAGTATTCTTTTTTCTCTTTTTGTAAGTCTTTTTGTTGTTGCCACTGACAATCCTAAAATGTGTTGATGTTGGAACCCCTATGTTTTGATTTTATTTTCTTCAAAACATCCCTAAAATTTTGGTCAGGTTTAGTGCGTGTACCTTTATAACTCATTGACGGTGCGGTGTCAATGATTTGTTCAATGTCTGGGTTTTTAACCATTTCATCTCTAGCAGAGATAGAAATAGTTTCCTCCCATATTTTACCTGTTTTAATATTTTTAAAGGTATACGTAGGCATATCTTTATTTATAATAATTATCGTAATATTCTTCGTCTGCTTCCATCAACTCATCAATATTACGAGTTCTCAAAGCATTGCGTATTTTCTTTTCGCGACGTTTTTCTTTACGATCTTGGTAGGAATTTCTTTCCCAACTGCGTTCTTCATCCTCATAAGAATCAAAACGCTGATTTTTCTTACTCATCTTCAATTAACCTCGGAAATGCTAGATTGACTACTTTTTTGGTGATGCCCTTCGGGAGTTTTTTATCCTTCGCGGCAATGATGAGTTCCGCATCTTTAGGATGCAGCGACTCAAGCATATTGATGAAGAGCATTTCACGTCTGATTTTACTCAAACCGTCATTGCCCCCTTCAACAAACAGATAAAGACGACGTGCCTCTGAATAAAGCATACCCTCAATATCAAGAGCCTCACATTGCTTATATGGTGGTGCTCCCTCAGGTAGTGCCCATTTGATTTTTGAGTCAAGCCCAAATTTCAAAACTGTTTGGAGTGCGGTGCTATCGTGTTGACGCAAATAGTCTGCACGCTCTTCAATTTTCTTTAGGTTGGATGCGTTTTCGATAATTGTCGAAATAGGTAATTTTCTTGCCATATTAAAACTCATTAATGTTCTCAAGTAAGTGTTTCAGTTTTTTCTCTACAAAATAGTTGAACAAGTGTTGACGACCTTTATTTGATTGAACCTTGTATTGATCAAGCACTCTTTCCTTGATGTCAGTTGGGATAAACGACAGGTCAATCAATTGTTGGTTGCGATTGTAGTTGCGTAACATACCTTCGTCACAAAACTGTTTCGGGTCTTGATTTACCCAAGTGTCAAGTTTCTTTTGACTCAGTGGTTTTTGACGAGCGCCAACGACAAAACAGTTATCAGCAGAAAGGAAATTAGGAACACCATCACCAACATCACCACGCATGATTTGTTCTTTTACAAATCGCGATGGGTCATTGTGTTCAACAAATTTCTTTCTGACTGGATCGTACTGTTTAACGTTCATGTATGTTTGCAACTGGACAAAGTCTTTGTCGCCAGATAAAATTAGAATTTTCTCTGATGAGTTCCCAAATTGTTCGACCAAAGTGCCAATAACATCGTCGGCTTCTGCTCCATCAGCCTGTATAACTCGGTAAGGAAAGTATGTTTTCAATTCCTCACGAATCTTATTTAGACTTTCAAAAACCACATTCCAGTCGATTTCTGAATTTTCTCTGGATTTTCTGCGGTTAGCCTTGTAGTATGGGTAAACTTGTCGACGCCAGTAATGACGGTCATCACAGGCAATAATAACCTCGCCATACTGTTCTTTGAACTTCTTAATATATGAACGGATACAGTTGAGGATCATATGGCGAAGTAAGTCCTCCTCAACTTTCACATTTGTATGGTTACCGATTTGAGACATAAAAGTCGAAATCATAACCTGATTCAAGTCAATAATGATCATTTTAATTATCGCCTTCTTCTTCGTTTTTATCAAATAAACTTGGAGAGAACATATAAGTCACACCAGTATCATCTTCTTGATATACGAAAAATTGATCCGCAATATCATGAAGTGGGTGCGGCAGTTTCAATGATTTGTATATATGAGCCCTGATACATTCAATCAGCAGGGCATTTAACGTTTGTTGTTCATGGTCATCAACAGGAACACCAACTTGAGCAAGCATATTTAAAATGTTCGGGATAATTTCTCCAACAGTTTTCTCAGTATGCTCTTCCCTGATTTTTACGATTTTCTCAAACATCTCTTCAACTGTTTGAGGTGGGCTTTTTTGGTCTTTGTTCTTTGGGAACACTATGACATTGTTGCTCATTTATTCACCTTGAGCAATACCGTTTGGTCATTGATTCGACCAGTTGGTTTTGATCCCTTGGTTGACAAACCTTCCATCAATTTTCTCTGTACAATTTTTCCGCCAGATAATAATGCCTTGAGAGTTTCCTCAGGTTTGCGGAGAGTTTTGGTCTCAGATTTTTCAAAGTCAATGCCAGTCAATGTTGTACCCTTCACTGACAGTCCACTGCGTGTGTTTGAATAATAAACTGTCAACTGTTTGTATTTAGTGTTGTACACCCAAAGTGACTCTGAGCCAATCAGATCAACTGGGTTGATGCTGGCTAACTTCAACTCGGCAAATTGTTTTTGGTACTTCAAGTTCTTAACAAGGTCAGTTGCCAGTTGCTCCTTCTTTGCGCGTGGCTTGCGAACCTTTGACACTTTCTTGTTGCTGATGTAACGTTCACAATCATACGTCAATTGGGTATAAAAGTCAATCCACATTTTTAACTTTTTACCATACGCTTCCTCAATTTGCGGGTCATCACCCTTGAGGAATTCGAGGTGTTTACCGAAATGCGCCTTGATCATTGAGGCGACTTGCGGTGAGATTTCGTTTTTGGAAAGGTAAGCATAGATGTCAGTCTTGCCTCCCTTCATTACAATATCAATCTCACTGTCGATTTCGCCAATGCGCTTGTCTGCGTTTTCGCGAACACGCGCCTGAATATCAACAACCACCTTTGGCTTATCAGACTTGACAACTGACTTTGGGGCTGCTGCGACGTTGCCTTCAATTTTGCGGTTGAAGTAATCCATCAACTGACCTTCGAATTTGGTGCCATTGAGCATCATCTTCGCCATCCAGCAAATGGTTGTTGGGGTGCGCCAGTTAGGCGCATTCCTAACTGCATCATGTGTGCTAGTAGGATAATTCTTTTTTAAGTACTGAAGCAACCAACCTTTCCCCTTATCAATCGTGTACATATAGTTGTACCAATTGAGTGCGTGAACAAGTCTGCTATCGACTGGGTTGCTAATAGTGTCCAAAATGATTGGTTCATCACCAATGTGAACACGTTCAATCGTCATTGTGTTTTTACTCATAGGACAATTCTAATTCTTTTTAGAAAATAAGTCAAGCCCAGAGTTTTGCCCTAACATATTTGGCGATCATATGCATCACTGCTTGGTGAACATCTTCGGTCGCCTCGTACTCTTGAATGTCTACATGAACGACGAAGTCTGCTTTCTCCCAACAGGCGCCACCATTGAACCCTGTCAGTGCTACGGTCAGCATACCTTTCTTCATAGCGGAATCAATCGCCTTTACAACGCTTGGTGAGTTGCCACTGCTGCTAATAACAATCAGTACATCACCAACTTCACCTGCACGCTCAATTTGATATGAGTAAACCTCATCATATGAGATGTCATTTGAAATTGCAGTCATCAGTGGGATGTTTGCGGATAATGAGTAAACCTGCGGAGCCAAATCACCCTTTGAACATCCCTTGAAATAATCACAAGCCCAGTGCTGAGCAATTGCGGCTGATGCTCCATTACCACAAGTGAAGATACGCTTGCGACCTTTGATTGCATCTACAATGACATCGGCTGTTCTTTGAAACTCGCCAAGGTTGATAGAATCAAACCCATGCTCGACGAGTCTTTTATGATCTTCCAAAATTTCATCAATCTTCATATACAACCCTCGCCCCATGTTCTGATGTATTGATTTTCAATGCATTTAATTCTTTCAAATATTTTTTAGTAGAAATACGACTTGCGACATTAGCGACCATCATTAGATATCCACCTCCTCCTGCTCCAAGGAGTTTGCCGCCGTATGCCCCTGTTTTCATAATGTATTGATATAGATCGTCAATTTTCGGGCTAGAAACACCACCATCCAATGCTTTTTTGATTTCCCAGCATTTTTTCAGTTCTTCACCTAGTTCATTGGGTGTAAACTGTCTAAATTTGTTTCTCCTGGCGTATTCTGCAAGTTCATTGATCAGTGATGTTTTCTCTTCAAAATTTATCTCATTGAGGACTTTTGCTGAGTGTCTTTCAATGTTAGTTGGAATCAGATACAAATGGCTCATGTCACAAACCTTTTTCAGTTTTGTAACACTGGTTGACCCATCTTTACCATATTCAATAAAGTTTGTACCACCGAATGCTGAAGCATACTGATCTTGATAGCCGATTTTCCAGCCACACATTTCGATTTCGATATGACATGCAAGATGGGCAGTTTTGTATTCATCGACTTCGTAGTCTAGGTAATGTGCCAGTGCCCTTACCAAAGCACATGTGAATGCCGATGAACCACCAAGCCCTGTTCCAATAGTTGGAATATCAGCGAATGTTGTGATTTCGATATTTGAATTAATGCCAAAATATTTCAGGGCATTTCTGACAATTTCATTTTGTAAATCATCAACTTTGTCAACAATTTCAAGTTTTGAATACGTGACCTTAATATGCGGTTGTGGTGTATGCATCACTGTCACATACACATATTTATCAATCGCTGTAGAAAGAGTAGCCCCACCATTCTTTAAGAAGTGGGCAGGGATATCACTCCCTCCGCCAAAAAAACTAACCCTGAGTGGAGCCTTTGATAAGATCACTGTGCTCAGCCTTTAGTGAATTAATTAATGATTTCCATTTATGTATTACAGTTGTCCAAGAAAACCGAGTGTCTGCATATGATTTTACATAGGTGAGCATATTACTCAAGTCATTGCGCTGGACATTTTCAATCGCATACATCAGTGTATGGGCGAAATAATTTGCATGGGCGTTCATGTCTGAATGATCGCCGTCATATTGTACAGTCAACCCACCCGATGTATCAGTCAGTGCTGAGAAGTTCGGGTGAACCGCCAAGCAACCAGCAGACATCGCCTCAATTAAACTGCGGCAAGAAGTTTCTGGCCAAATACATGGATAGGCGAAAATGTGTGCACGCTGATACGCTTCACGCACGACTTCGTTAGATGCCCAACCATGATAATTGATTTGTGGGTGTGCCTTACAACGCTCAAAAATTTGCTCATATGGCTTGTTTCTTTGTTCCCACTGACTGCCATAAATTCCAAATGAAGAAAACACATCCAACTCAATGTTTGGATATTTTTGAGCAAGCACTTCAAAAACTGGAACCAGAATTTCAAGACCACGGTGTGGTGTTGAAGTGTAAATCATTCTGATTTTGTCTTTTGGTTTTTCAACAAGCGGAATTGGTTCAACGCCTGTTTCAATCACAGTGCTTTGGAGACTATATGGAACCCCAAGGTAATCACGAAACTGTTGATACTGCCAGTTGGAAGAAAACACCAACTTGTGGAAACGTTTCCTGCTTTCTTCTTCTTTTAAGTGTGCAGCCTCTGGATCAAGTGGCAAATCGTGAAGGTGGTAAATTCTGATTTTATCTTCCTTCAGTTCACGAACACGTGAGGTAATAATTTGTACACCCTCAAGTTCTTCGCGACTCAACCTGTCAAACAAATTGCGAGTCGTGAGTTCGGTGCCGCCTTGCGACTCTTTGTTTAGTTCATTAAACTCAATCAGGTCTTGATTTTTCATTAGTCACCAAAATATTGTTTATCATTAAATGCCTTGTCATCAATCCAAATATCATAACTTGGCTTACCCATTCGGAGTTCATGATACAAAACACCCCAATTGTCAAGTTGGTTTCTTGTAATTCTATATTGATTTATTCCGCTTCCCGAGCCACGGGCAGTCCAATAAATGATAGTGTGACCTTGGTTGTACAGTTCATTTATTTTTGCAATTCGTTTTGGAATTGGGGTTGACAGTTCATACGCTTGGCGTTTGTCAACAGTTGGAGTGTAACAGATTGTTTGATCAATATCAACAATGTAGATCATAAAACTTCCTCAACCGAAGGGTCATTATCTACTGTTACTGACTGAACACTTTCAACTCGAAATGAACGCCAGTCGCTTTTGTCAATATCCCAAACGGAGAGGACATTTTCATTAATTTTTCTTGGTTTTGAATTCTCTTTTGGTTCAACTTTAGGAACAATATCATCGCGAAGAGTGCAACGCATTTGTCTATGTTCACCGTTGACTTTTACGAAAGAAACAACGCAAACATGATCCTGTAAATTTTCTCTCAGGCTTTTCATTAATGACTCGCTTATTTGTCTTTGTATGTAATGTTCCATTGCTGCTGTACAGAAGTCTTAACAAGTGTACGCTCTCTGGAACCGAAATCACGCTCATAAACTGTTTTACCCTTGTCTGGGCTCTCATAAATTTTTGGCTTACGTTCAGCAACGTGGTGTACGCCATCCAAATCTGAGAACCTTAACTTTTCTTCACTCACTTCAATGCCTCCTCAAGTTGCGCGTAGCCTCCAACCAGTTCACCATTTCTAGTGATGATTGGCATTGTACGCATGGTTGGGAAATTTTCCAAAATATATTCACGTGTCACATCAGAACCCATTTTCTGCTCTGTATATTCCAACCCCTTTGTTTTCAAAAGAGTCTTGGCTTTTACACAGTAGGGGCAATCGGGTTTCGTATATACAGTATACATTATAAATCACCTCAATTAATAAATCAAATCTTTTTTTACACTGGACTTGCCGATCTTACAGCTGATCCATTCATTATAATAGTCATCTCGTTCCAGAACCCTTCTTTCGAACAGGTATTTAGCCTCCCAATAATTTGTCTCGCCGCGAGTTTTGCACAATTTTAAAATTGTTCTTCTAAAGTTGTCTTTGCCCAGCAACTCAACATCTTTCTTCAGGTTTGGCGATGAGCCATAATAATCTTCCCAGTCGGACTCTTTTCGTATTTTCTTTCGTTTACCCTTGACCTGTTTGTATCCAGCCCTTGTGAAATATTTTCTACCAATGTATCTTTTACCATTGGTCAAATTTTCTATTTCGTAAACAAAACCATAATAATCAGACGCTTCTTCAATTGTTAATTGTCTGCCCTCTAGCAGCCACATTAATATTCTTCTTCGTCATCCGTCCACTCTTGCTCTTCTGGATCTTCTCTTTCGAGATCTGTAGCGCCACAAAATGGACAAAACAAAATTTCATCATCGTCATTAACTGTTTCGGATTTAATTTTAAAATCCTTTTCGCAAGATAAACATTCATGCCATTGCATTTATTTTCTCCTTACAAACTGAACCCCTTGAAAGTGTTTTGATCAACGTCCTTTTTGACACCGCCAACAATGTAACTGGTAATTTCAGTTTCTTGCGGGGCAACTTGGACTTCGCCACCACTGATCCACTTTTGTGTCCATGGCAGTGGGTTTGATCCACCCTTGTATATATTATCAAAACCGATTGCATGAAGTCGTTTGTTAGCAATCCATTCGACATAGTCACAAAGCAGTTGTTCATTTAAACCAATCATTGATCCATCCTTGAAAAGATATTTTGCCCATTTCTTTTCTTGCTCAACAACTGATATGAACATGTCTTTGACTTCATCTTGAGTTTGTTTTTGAATTTTCTCAAATGCTGAATCGTCTTTTGGGAGAATTTTCAACATGTGTTGGGTTGAGGCAAGGTGAACATTTTCATCACGTGCGATAAATTTAATCACCTTTGCATTTCCTTCCATCTTCTTCAATTCAGCAAACGCCCAACTGCAAGCAAATGAGACATAGAAACGAATACCCTCAAGAGCATTTACTGCGTTTAGACAAAGCCACAATGCCTTTTTGTCTTTTGGGTTATTAATTAAAAGGTCATAATACTTGCTGATATCTTTTGCGCAATCAACGATTTCCTTAATATCCATCATCTCATCGAACACTTTGGATGGATCTGGATAAACGTTCCTGATGATATGAGTGTATGAGCGCGAGTGAATCGTTTCAAAAAACGACCAAGTGATAACCCAAGTCTCAAGTTCTGGCAATGAGACAATAGGAAGGAAAGCAGCAACAGGTGCTCGCCCTTGAACTGAGTCTAACAAAATTTGTCGTTTCAAATTGCTGGTGAAAATATGTTTCTCATATTCAGACAAACTTTTGAAATCTTTAGCATCACGCAAAAGATCAACTTCCTCTGGGCGCCAAAAGAAACCCAACTGCTTGTCTGTCAGTTTTTCAAAAATAGAATATTTCTGTTTGTCATAACGGGCAATTGAGACAGGGTTACCAAAAAACGCTGGCTCATTTGTTGGGTCTGCTTTTTTATGGTGGAATACACTCATGATTTGTTCTCTTTTATTTCATAATCAAAACGGTCATCATCAGACAAAACCCACTTTGCAGTATTTTCGACTGACCACATATTTGTTCCTAGTTTACGTTCAATAACATTCTGACCAGGTTTGGTGACAAAGGAAGGTTCAAATGCACGTATACGATTGTTTGGCTGTATTGCAAAATTACCATTGTCCAATTTAATAACATGTCCACATTTATGCTGGCCAGGTACTTCGCTAAACCCTGTGTCAAGAACATTTTTATCCTCCTGCGCCCAATCAAGGGTGAACAAATATGTACCTTCATTCCACTTTTTATTTCGATCAATATAACGCATACGTTTGTTTGTTAAAAAATCAAACTGTGTGACTGAAATATATGGACTGAAACTATCCCACAAAACTAGGTTGTAGAGTTCTTCTTGCGGCGAAGGAACCTTATGACAGAAAGCGTGGATCGGCATGCGAAACCAAACCCCTTCATCTTCCATGATGAAATGAAATAACGGGGCACGATGCGGTACCGACGCCACGCCAAATATAAGGACTGGAAGATAGAAGTCTTTTTCTTCATCCCAATCAACCCTATTTTGTAAAAAATTAGACCTTACATAACACTCAATAGGTGGTATGTTCGCATTCAAATATGCCATAGTGTATTATGGACAACCAGCATCGCGCAATGCACCGCCACAATTCATTGGAGGTGGTGGGGGTGGGGGT